AGCCGAAATAAAAGGTGTTGTAGTGTGAGCTATTGCTATATTTGACCCGTCAGAGCTAAAAGCTACGCCGTTTCCAGCGCCTGTAGGCAATGTAGCGGGATTAGTGTACTTTGTTCCAAAACTTGAGCCAGACCAAGGATAGGCAGAAATAAATGGAGTTGTAGCATGACCTACAGCAATATTAGCGCCATCAGGGCTGAATGTTATACCCTGACCTGTACCAGTAGGCAATGTAGCTGGATTAGTATATTTTGTTCCAAAACCACTTTTAGACCAAGGATAGGCACTAACAAATGGTGACACAGAATGAGCTACAGCTATAGCTGACCCATCGGGACTAAAAGCTACGCCGTTTCCAGTGTTAGTTGGTAGTGTAGCAGGGTTGGTAAATTTAGTGCCAAAACCAGCACCACCATAAGAATAAGCAGTAACAAATGGTGTTGTACTGTGAGCCACAGCCAGAAACTGCGGGTATTTTACATCGCCTACTGTAGACCAAGCTAAGCCAGTTCCATTACCTTTAGGTAATAAAGTCGGATTGGCGTATTTAGTTCCAAACCCACTACCAGACCACGGATAAGCGGTGATAAATGGTGTGTCTCGGTGCGCTACTGCAATATTTAAATTATCGGGGCTAAACGCTACATCTTCTCCAAAACTTGTAGGCGACGTAGCTGGATTAGCGTACTTAGTGCCAAAACCGCTTCCAGACCAAGGGTAGACAAATATGAAGGGTGAACCTTGACCTGCTATTGCAATAGCTAAACCATCAGGGCTAAAGGCTAGTCCAAATGCGTCATTACCGGGTAATGTAGCAGGATTGGAATATTTTGTTCCAAAACTTGAGCCACTCCAAGGGTAGGCTGAAACAAATGGGGTTACTTGATGAGCTATTGCAATATTTAAACCATCAGGGCTAAAAGCTACGCTGTACCCATTGCCTGTAGGTATTGTAGCTGGATCAGCGTATTTAGTTCCAAATCCAGAACCTGACCAAGGGTAGGCAGAAATAAATGGCGTTGTATTGTGAGCTAATGCAATAGTTAAACCATCAGGACTAAAAGATACACCAACTCCATCACCAGCGGGTAATGTAGAGGGGTTTGCATACTTAGTTCCAAACCCAGAACCTGACCACGGATAAGCTGAAATAAATGGCGTTGAATTATGAGCTACTGCTATATTTAAACCATCTGGGCTAAATGCTACACCTTTTGCATTATCGGTAGGACGTGTAGAGGGGTTAGCATACTTAGTCCCAAAGCCACTACCAGACCAAGGGTAGGCTGAAATAAACGGCGTTGTATCGTGCGCTACTGCAATAGCTGATTGATCTGGACTAAAAGTTACTTGATTTGCGTTACCAGTAGGCAATGTAGCTGGATTACTGTATGTTCCCCTAAACCCACTTGTACCCCATGAGTAAACAGTAACAAACGGCGTATTATCGTGAGCTATAGCCAATGCCTTGGGCGTTGTCAATACGCTAACCTGTGAACTACTGCTTGAAAACATAATAGCCCTTAAACAGTGTAGTTCTGACCAGCCACTGACCCTAGCCAGCTTGTGCCACTAATGGCTGTAAACACAAACTTGTCAGCCTTAGATGCAGTAGCCGTCAAAGTTGGTGCAGTTGCGCTAGGCCAATCAACCGTTGCAGGCCATGTGACTGTGCGAGAGCCTGTTGCATCTTGTAGGTGTATCAAGGTAAAACTTTTACCCGCTACTGGCGTTGGGAATGTGTACACGCAATTGCCCGTCAGGGTAATGATTTGCACTGTGCCGTTAGCTAAATCTAGCGTGATAGCCGTTGAGCTATTACCAGTAAACACTTCCTCTGTATATCCGTTGGTAAACGTGCCAGCCTCAACGGTTTTGTTGGTCAGTGTGTCGGTTGTTGCTCGACCTACTAATGTGTCTGTGCTTGTTGGTAGCGTCAATGTACCAGTGTTGCTGATGCTTGAGATTACTGGCGTTGTCAGGGTCTTGTTGGTCAGCGTCTGTGTGCCAGTTAAAGTGACTACCGTGCCGCTATTTCCACCAATCTGTGCAGAAACATTCCATCCATAAGCTGCACCCGTATAAACAAGCGTAACAGTTACGCCTGTAATATCACAAGTCAATGTGTCGCCAGCAGTATTGCCAGCAATTTTAATTAACGCCGTAGGATCAATTGTTAGGTTGTTTGTTCCCCATTGGCTAAACGAGTCAACCACAATAACAATATTACCCACTGATGGACTTGTAGGCAAAGTAACTGTAAAAGCACCGCCCGTTGTGTTCGTTAAAACACCATCATTGTTTGCGGCTGTGTAGTTAGCTGTTTTGACTGCTGTGTAAACAATACCGCCAGCGGCTGGAGCAGAACTTGACCAAGTTGTACCGTTGGAAGTTAGTACATTACCTGATGTGCTAGGCGCTACAAACAAAGGTGTTGATGTGCCGTTACCTAATATGACGTTGTTGGCCGTGAGGGTTGCTAGGCTTGTACCGCCATTGGCAACAGGGAGTGTGCCCGTTACGCCTGTTGTTAAAGGCAGCCCCGTTGCGCTAGTCAACGTAGCAAATGACGGTACACCCAAATTAGGCGTAACCAATGTTGGTGTGTTTGCAAATACTAAAGCGCCAGAGCCAGTCTCATCTGTTACCGCAGCCGCAAGATTTGCACTGCTTGGTGTTCCAAGGAATGTAGCAATGCCAGAACCAAAGCTGGTGATACCCGTACCACCATTAGCCACAGCCAAAGTACCCGCAACAGTAACCGCGCCAGATGTAGCGGTAGAGGGGGTTAAGCCTGTAGAACCAAAGTCAATAGTTGTGACGCCATCAGCAACACTAGAAGCTACTTTGACATAGTCCGTGCCGTTGTAATACACAAACGCTTTTTCGCCCACTGCAATTGACACGGCAGGAGATTGACCCGAACGGATAAAAGAAACCGTGCTGCCAGTGGCAGCGTTGTCCACCATGTACAACTTGCTACGGCTTGGGGCAGTAATTATTTTGGGTGTTGTCAGTGTGCCAGTTACACGGATCACCATGTACTGGCCTGTAGTTGCCCCAATATTGTTACCCGACGCACTACCTATGGTGTTTGTCAAAGTAATAGGGCCGTCGCCCGCAAAAGACAATGTGCCTGCAATGGCAATATCAAGGTAATCAGAAATACCGTAGTTAACCGTGTCGCCCCAAGTACCAGAGAGCGTCCCCTGCGTGGGGGTGACTAAGTCTAAAAGAGTCGTCGTTGCTGCCATGTTCGTTCCTTACGAAGTATTTGTATTTTGCCAAACTGTTGACTGTTTGTCATCAATTAACTGCCAAACATTTGATTGCTTGTCGTCAATGAGTCTCCAGTAAACAGCCACCACACTTCCAACACTGCCCGTTGCCCCGTTGCCCGTCAAGCCAAACGTTCTAGGTGCGCCCATTGTTCCTACAGCACCCGTTGAACCTACACCGGACAACCCGACAGTTGTATTAAATACCACTGTACCAACAAAAGCCAATGCTTGGTTGGAATTCAGCGGCACAATAATTTGATTTACTTGTCCATAAGCTAAATTGCCCGTTAAACCAAGAGTATTTGCAACCCCAACTGTACCTACACTGCCTACACTTCCAACGCCTGTCAGCGCCATAGCATTTAGACCAACTACTGTACCTACTGCGCCAGCAGAGCCAGCACCTGTTATAGCAATAAAACGTTCAGCAACAGTGACATTACCTACAGCACCAACAGCACTAACACCCGCACCGCTGTATTCCTCAGTAAAACCTAAACTAGAGCCGCCCCACGGATTATCGCCCCAAGCCCCTTGACCCCAGCCAGAGCCAACTAAACCTGTTGCGCCAACACCCGTGAGCGCCAAACTAAAGTCGTTAGTGCCCCATGTGCCGTCGCCCCATGCTTCGGAACCCCATGCGCTAGCCATACACTACCTTTAGGTTGTAGCGATACGCAACAACGCAGCAGCAGTAGTATTAGCAGGCATAGTTAATGTAAACGTACCAGCGGTGATTGTCTGTGAACCGAAGGTATGTACACTGACAGCCGTATTGTTTTGGGTGGAGTTGTAAATTAACACTGCGTCAAACGCCGTTGCCAAAGTTACTGTTGTGTATGTGATTGAAGCCGTAGGTGTCGTAAATGCAGTACCGGCGGTTGTGCTGGTATTAGTAGCAGTTGGGGCATTCCATGCAGGTGAGCCTGTAATCGTCACACCACCAGCGGTATAGCCTGTACCCGACACTTCGTTAGAAGCAGAGTAAGCCGTTGTAGAAGCATTAACCGTTGCGGTTGTTAAGTACAGGGCTGCTTTAAACGTATCAACAGTGGGCGCAGTCAAACTGGTGCGCGAAACAAGCGTAATTGCTCCAAATTGATGCCCGCCATTGAGCAGTTGCCCCATGAACGAAGTGCACATTGCTTGCGTATTTGCCATGATGGTTCCTTATATAAGAGATGCTGCTTCAGCAACAATGGAAGGCGCTTGCTTTAGGGCGACATGGGCTGATCTGTGCACCAACTCACCCTCTAACCAATACTCCACCCATCTGGTTGTTTCGTTGTCATTATCCAATGAACCTTCACGCTTTTCAAGCAATGATTCGTCCATATCACCTTTGGTTGTGGTAATCAATTTGAACTCCTGATAAGAGCCGCCGTAGCGGTGTTGGCTGGCATTGTGATTGTAAATGTAACGGTGGATGTTTTGTCAGAACCAAAGTCCAAAACAGCTATAGATGGATTACCGGCAACAGTATCGTTATAGATTAACGCGCATCTTGCGGTGATTGCGCCTGTCCACGAAATGTTGGGGAAGCTCACAAACGCTGTGTATCCAGAAGACGATACCGTAATAGGCGTTAGTATTGCCCCGCCAGCAACGTAAGTACCTGTATTAGCTACTTCATTCGTAGCTGAATACGCCGTTGTGTCTTCGTTCAAATCCGCGCTGGCTGTGTACAGGGCAATTCTAATAACGTCTGTCGTCAGGTCATGAATACCTTGGTACAACTGCGCCTTAAAGCTGGTGGTTTGGGTCTGGATAATTGACATATCAAGTTACCCGCTGACGGAACTGACCAGAACGATAGGCGTCTTGACGCTCCATACCATCACCCAGACGTTTAGCCAAAGCCAAAGCTTCCATGAACTTGCCGTTATACAACTGCATCATGTCTGCCTCACCCTTCATGTAGGTGTAAGCCTCAACCAAAGATGCGTAAAGCAGCACCGTGTCAAAGTTATCACCAAGCCATGTTCGGCCATCCGCTGCTACTGTGATTGACTCAGGGTAGTAGTAATAGTGTAACTCTACGCCGTAATTTGCATCGGCTGTTGGGCCAATTATGAACGAAAGTTCGTCATAAATTACAGAAGTTAATACCGTTGGGCCAAACAACGCGTAGTATTTAGGTGTGCCTTTGTCAGTGGGCTGTGGGTATGCCTGACGAATAAAATTAACGTCTTTATTTAACAGATACTCGTACTCGCCGTTAGCGTCAATGACCGCCATAGAATACACAGCCAAGAAATCATCAGGGCAGTCCAGATACTTTGTGTTTATCGCAATCGTGCTTGTCATGTTTTTGCGAATAGACGGGAACTGAACCGAGTTATC